GCGCCGATCCTGCAGTCGCTGGTCGGGACCATCGGCTCGGTCCTCCAAGCCCTGATGCCGGTCATCAACACCATCGTCGGCGTGCTCGGTGACGCCCTGGCCCAGCTCATGCCGCTGCTACTGCCCCTGGTCAACATCATCGGCTCGGCCCTGGTGGGGGCGTTCCAGGCCCTCGCCCCCTTCGTGCAGACCCTGGCCTCGATCATCGGCGACGCCCTCGCCGCCGTGCTGCCCTCGGTCATGTCGATCCTGACCACCCTGGGCGGAGTCCTCAAGGCCCTGATGCCCGTCGTGGGCCAGCTGGCCAAGGTCATCGGCGACGTGCTGTCGGGGGCGCTGTCGGCCATCCTGCCCGCCATCCAGACTCTGGCCGAGGTCATCGCCTCGACCCTGGCGGCGGTGCTGCCCGCCCTGGTGCCGCTCATCGCCACCCTGGCCAAGGTGCTCGGCACCGTGCTCAACGGGGCCATGAAGGCCCTGCTGCCCATCATCACGACGCTGGCGAACCTGCTGGCGGGGGTGCTGGCCCAGGCCCTGCCGATCCTGATCCCCATCATCAACGAGCTGGCGGGAGTGCTCCAGCAGGTGTTCGTGGCGTTGATGCCGGTGATCGACGCCCTGCTGCAGCTCGTCGGTCAGGTGCTGGCGGCCCTGATGCCGATCCTGCCTCCGATCATCAACCTCGTCCTCCAGCTGCTCCAGGCCATCCTGCCGCTGCTGCCGCCCATCGTGCAGCTGGTAGCCGCGCTGCTGCCGCCCATCGTGCAGCTGCTCATGCTCATCATCCCGCCGCTGACCCAGCTCATCACCCTGGTCGCCAACTTCACCGCCGTCATCGTCACCTTCGCCACCCAGCTGCTGACCTACGTGGTGGGGGCGATCACCTGGGTCGAGAAGAACTTCTCCGACCTCCCCGGCATCATCTGGGGTGCCCTGAGCGGCCTGCCGTCGATGATCCTGGGCATCTTCACGGCGGCCATGAGCGGCATGTGGAGCGTGATCCAGTCGATCGGCTCGACGGTGCTCAGCTGGTTCTCGTCGCTGCCGGGCCAGATCCTGCTGTGGCTCGTCGCCTTCCCGATGATGCTCATCATCAAAGGCCGGGAGCTGCTCAGTGGCCTCATCAACGGCGTGGTCTCGGGGGCCGAGGGGCTGTGGAGCTGGCTCTCGACGCTGCCGGGCAAGATTCTCGGCGCCGTCGGCGACCTGGCCAGCACCCTCTTCAACGCCGGGAAGAACATCATTCAGGGCCTCATCGACGGCATGGGTTCGATGATCGGGGCGGTGAAGGACAAGATCGGCGACATCGTGGGCTCGATCACCGACTTCCTGCCGTGGTCGCCCGCCAAGGAGGGGCCGCTGCACACCCATCCGCCCGAGGAAGGCGGAGCCAACATCGGTGAGGGGATCGCCGAGGGCATCACGTCGTCGCAGCCGGCGGTGGACGCCGCTCTCAACAACCTGCTCGACGTCAACGCTCCCACCAGCTTCGGTGGCCTCACGCCGAGTGCGGTGCCGACCCCGGCGGCCGGCGCGGGAGGCCCCGCCGTCGTGGTGGAGAACGCCAACTTCGCCACCGAGCTCGACGTGGAGGCGTTCATGCGCCAAGCGGCGTGGGTCGCGCAGACCCAGCGAGTATGACCATCGCCGCCGACGCCCGGCCCCAGCGGTCAGCGTGGCTGACCTTCGCCGACGGAACCGGAATCTTGGCGCTGGATGACTTCGCCGCCGGGTACGCCTGCCTGGAACTAGACCTGGGTTTCCCCGACGTCCGCGACGTCGTGAACAACCGGCCCGACCAGAACGGCGTCGATGACCGCACCAGCCTCGTGGGGTCGCGGGTCGTCACTGCCAGCATGGTCGCCTTCGGCGGCACGCTCAACGCCGACCAGGCCGTGCGCCTGTTCGCCCCGTACCTCGACCCGTCGATCCGTCCCCAGCTCCACTACCTCGTGGGCGACGGCATCGAGCGCATCCTAACGTTGCGGGCCACCAAGACCGCGTCGGTGCTCGACAGCAAACCGACCCGGGCGTTCCAGCTGTCCTGGGTCGCCCCCGACCCGACCGCTTACGGCGGGGTCGTCAACACCGTGACCGCCTGGGCGGGGTCGTCGACGGCCAGCGGCCGGGCCTACGACCTCAGCTTCGACCGCACCTACCCCACCGGCGGGGGGACGCCCGTCACCGGGCGGATCCGGCCCCGCGGCGACCTTGGTGTCGCCCCGCTGCTGCGCATCTACGGCCCGATCACCGCCCCTCGGGTGTACTTCGCCATCCATCCCGCGGCCGCCACCCAGGTCAACGCCTACGTCCAGTTCGTGACCGGGTTCGTGCTCGGCGTCAACGAATGGGTCGATGTGGACACCAACGCCAAGACCGCCTACCGCCAGAGCGACCCCACCCAATCGGTGTTCTCCAGCATCAACTTCGCCTCGACCGTCTGGCCGGTCCTGCCCCCCAACCCGACCGGGGCGGGCATCCCCTACACCGACATGAGCCTGCTCGGGTCGGGAGCCATGTCGGGCACGACCCAGGTCCAGGCCATGTGGCGGGACGCGTACCTGGCATGACCATTCCCGCTCTGCTCGGCGCGCCAGTCAACCTCCCCACGGGACGAGGCCGATGGCGGCTCGTCGCCTACCGGCGGCAGTTCTCCACCGCCCTGCCCGTCGCCGTCGGCGAACTGAACACCGCCCGCGGCCGACGCCTCGAACAGAAGCTCAACGAGCCGGCCTCGTTGACCTTCACCATCGACGGCCACGACCCCTCCGCCGCCCAGCTCCTCGAGCTCGCCACCGACGTCATCGCCTACCGCTGGGACGACCGCCAGGGCCGGGACGTGGCCATGTTCCGGGGCCTGATCGACCACTCCGAGGATCAGATCACCGAACAGTCCGCCGTCGTCACCTTCACCGCCCACGACTACCTCGCCATGCTGAACCGTCGGCTCCTGACCAGCGCCGCCAGCCAGTACATGAACTTCGCCCAATGGGACCAGGACGCCATCGTCGCCCAACTCCTCAACTCCGCCCGCGCCGCGGCATCGAGCACCAACGTGTCGTTCTCGCCGGGGTCCTACCTGCCCCTCGCCATCAGCCAAGTGGACCCGTCCGGTGTCGGGAGGGCGTACTCCGGTGTGCTACGGGACCGCAACTACCAGCCCGGCCAGAACATCGGCGAAGCCATCGACAACCTCGCCGCCGTCATCAACGGATTCGACTACGCCGCCCGCCCCTACGGGCCCCAGTACCAGGCCGATGCCCTCGCCGTCTATTACCCCCAGCAGGGCGTCACCCGCGACGACGCCGAGCTGGTGTACGGCATCAACGTCTCATCGCTGACCCGCACGGTGTCGAGCGGCGACTACGCCAACTACGTGCGCGTCATCGGGAACAAGGCATCGAGCGACGCCAACGCACCCCAGCTGTTCGCCGAAGCGTGGAACAACGACGCCAACAACATCACCGTCAACCCGATCGGAACGTGGATGACCGTCGAGAACGCATCCGACGTGTCGCTCCAGACCACCCTCAACGAGAAAGCCCAGGGCGACTTGGCCACCGCTGGGCTCATCGTGCCCTCCTACACCGTCAAACTCCGTCCCGGCGCCTACACCTACGGCACCCCGAACATGGGCGACACCGTGCCCCTCATCATCCAGGAGGGCCGCCTCAACGTGAACACGCTCGTCCGAATGGTCGGCCTCAGCTTCGACATCGGCGAGGACGGCGACGAGAACGTCGGCGTCACCCTCGGCCGCCCCGCGCCCAACCTGGTCCGCCTGCTGACCGCAGGAGCCAACGACATCGACGCCCTCGCCAGGAGATAGCAAATGACCCGCTTCACTCCCCAGTGGCTCCAGTCGGGCCTCTACGCCGCCAGCGTCGACCGCCGTCTCATCGGCGCGCTGTGGCCTACGCCTGCCTCGACGGGCTGCGCCGTGACAGCGGCGTCGGGCATGACCGTCAACATCGCCCCAGGCCAGGTGGCGGTCCCCTCGGCCAACTCCACCGGTTCGCTGCTGTGCTCCAGCGATGCCGTCGAGCAGGTCACCCTCGCCGCCGCGCCCGGCTCGGGCTCGAACCGTTATGACCTGGTGACCTGCCAGGCCCGCGGCAACGACCTCGACGGCGGCGCCAACAACGACTTCATCTTCACCACCGTCACCGGGGTCGCAGCTTCGAGCCCGGCCATCCCCGCCACCCCCAACAACGCCGTCGCCCTCGCCCAGATCTACGTGCCCGGCGGGTCAGCCTCAGTGACAGCGGGCAACATCACCGACCGCCGCCCCGGCGCGCTCGCGGTCCCGGCCTACTCGGGCGCAGTGTTCGCCACCACCGCCGCCCGCGACGCGGCCTGGCCCAATCCGCCCGACGGGGCGACGTGCGTCGTCACCGCCACCAACACCTTCTACCAGCGCATCTCCGGCATGTGGTACACGCCCTTCGCGGTGATCGGCTACGTGGACCGCCAGAGCAACGCCGGCCCTCAGGGCGTCGAGGCGGCCTTCATGAACACCCCCTCGATCGTGGTGCCACCCAACCGCCGCATCATGGTCGAATGCGGCTTCCGGGGCATCAACACAAGCGCGCCCAACACCAACTCTTTCCTGCGCATCCGGCAGGGGACCACCGTCGCCGGAGCCGAGCTCGTAGGGGTCCAGGTACCCGCCAACTCGACCCAGGCCGGAAACGGTGGCGTACTCGCCCGCCCGCTCAACAATCCCGCGTCACCGTTGCAGGTGTGCGTCACCCTGGAAGGCCAATCCAACAACGCCACCCTGCAAGCAACTCCCACATCGCCGTGCTGGCTGCAGCTGCGCGACGTCGGACCGATCTAGAAGGAGGACCTGAAGCACATGAACCTCACAGACCTCATACAGCGGCGGCGGGAACTGCAGAGCGACGACGACTGGAACCGGTTACGCCACGCGGCCGAGGAACGGCCCCGCGACGAGAACGACATCGGCCCCGGCCACGATCCGCCCGACCGCCCCGGCCTGTTGAAGCGGATGCGCGAGCACCGGCGCGACCGCGAGGACGGCGACGATGGCTAACCCCTGGCTCGGCAACGCCGAAATCATCAGCTGCACCAAAGGCGGCGGCACCTACGACGGCTCGCCCTACCGCATCGTGATCCACACGACCGAGGGCGACCCCGGCACCATCAACGGGTGCCGCGACACGGCCGAGAGCCACACCGAGCCGCCCCAGCTGTGGTACCACCCCGAGCTGCGCTGGCTCGGCCAGGGCCTGCCCCTCGACCGCTCGAGCTACGCCCTCGCTCATCCCTCGGGCACACCCGAGACCAACAAAGCGGGAGCGATCCAGGTCGAAGTGTTCGGCTTCGCTGCCGACACCTGGAGCTGGACCTACCAGCTCGACAACCTCGGCACCGACGTCGTGGCCCCGATCCTGGCCGCGGGCTGGCCCATCGACCTCACCGAGCTGGCAGCCACCACCGGCTCGGACGGCGCGGGCGACGACGGAGCGGTCCGCTTCGACCAGGGCACCTGGCAGCGGTGGGCCGGCCTTTGCGTGCACGCCTCGGTGCCCAACAACGACCACTGGGACGCAGGCGACATCGACCTCGACCGGATCGTGGCCGCCGCCACCGGCACACAGCCCCCCAAGAAGAAAGAGGACCAGGACATGCCCTACCTATTGCTCTGCCCCGATCGAGGCGACGACGGGCGCTGGTGGGTCACCAACATGCGCACCGACTCCCGTCCCGTCGACACCCTCGCCGATGCCAACAACATCGACTGGTTCCTCCGGCAGATGGCAGGCGTCGACGGTCTCGTGTGCAACCGGGCCGATGACGGCAGCGTGGCCGGGCCCATCGCCGTCGACGCAGACTGGCTCAACCAGGTGACCGCACACGCGGCCGCCACACCGTGACTCTCGCCCTGCTCATCATCGTCGCCGTCGTCGCGTTCGTGGCCGGGCTGTTCGCACGACCGTAGGTCGATCACTGGATGCTCGACGACGACCGCGACGAACCACCGCCCAGGGGCGAACCGCCGCAACCGAGCTGAGACAGTGAACGGCAACGCCCACCGCGGCCACACCGCCGTCGCCGTGGTCCTAGCCGTCGGGCTCGCCAGCGCCGTCAACTTCATCACCATCGCAGTGCTGTGGGACGCAGTCCGCTCCGCTGGGCCCGGACTATCCGAGAACGCCACCCAGGTCCTCACCACCGCCTTCGGCGGAATGATCGGCGTGCTCGGCAGCTACATCGGCTACCGCGCCGGAGCGGCCCACGCCGACCGGCTGGCGGCCGAACGCCAGATCCTGGACCGAGACGGTGCCGATCAGTAGCGAATGGGAAGCAGGCGCAGGCGGCTTCCTCGCCGGGCTAGCCGCCAGGGCGGTCATGGCCCGGCTACTGCGCTGGCGTCACCGGATGCTGCGCATCGACTGGCACCTCAGCTTCGACCCAGACGCCGACCGCTAAATCAGCTGCCGGGGGGAGCCGCGGGCCCCTCATGGCCAGCGCCGCTGTCATCCTCGTCCGGGTCCTTGGAAGGCTCGGTGTCCGGAGCCTTGGGCTCTTGGTTCGGGTCGGTCTGCTCGCTCATAGTCAGCGAGGATGCCCCATCCCGCGCCACGAGAAACGGATACTCCGAGCACGTGCGCGCGATCGCGCGCACCGACCGCGTTGATGAGCGGCAGTCAGATCGGCTTCCGCAACGTCGTGAAGCAGCTGCAACGAACCTCTTCGCCGTCGATCGCGTAGAGGCAGACGATGGCGAAGGCGTCGTCCTCGGCGTGTGGGATGCGAGCAAACCACCACGGCTCGCCCAGCTCGTCAGCTGGTGCGGCATCGACCCTTGGATCGTCCTGAAGCCGGAACAGCCAAGCCATCACCCAGAACCGGAAGTCGACGGAAGGGCCGTCGGCGTCGACCCACTGGTCGTAACGCTCGTGGAAATCGAAGAAGCGATAGTTCACGGCTGCGCTGGCGCCCCGGTGTCGAGCGCCTCGAGCTCGGCAATCGCTTTGCGCATCGATGTGATGGTCTCCACCGGCAGCTTCATCCACTGAGCATCCACGATGACCGTGATGGTCGCGAGGCCGTTGATGTGCACGACCGTGGTTTCGCCCTTCGGCGCTGCTGGACTCTGGAGCTCATGCCCGTGCGCGGTGCCGGTGGCCGGGGCCATCGGAGCCGCAGCGCGAGGCCGACGCTTTGTGCTCGACGTCACGGACTGCTTCGGTGCCCGGAACAGCGGACTGTTCGGAAGGCCCACGTACTCGACCAACTGCAGGTAGAACACCACTGCCTTGCGGAGCGTCGACCCGCTATACCCATATTTTGCGAACGACTCGTGCAGCATCTGAGCCGTCGCGTTCTGCTCTGCCAACTGCACCTGCTCGGCATAGAATTGGCTGGCCCACTCTCGGAGGATTGCCTTACGGTCGGCTTCGCTGGCCACCGCCGAACGCAGCGCGGGCAGCACGACGCCGTCGCCGTCGACGAGGCTCATCAAGCGCAGGGTGCTCATCAACACGGCTTGCGTCCCCCCGCTGTACTTGTCCAAGGCGCTCTTGTCGATCCGCGGCGGAACCGGACCCTCACCCCATCGATCGAAGAAGTGATTGAGCGTCGTCAGCGACAGGTACGGCGGTTTCTCGAGGTCCAGGTCCTCAGGCATGCGCATCCTCCTCTGGCTACCTGCACACTATGGCAGGACAAACCTAGGCATGTCTACCATGCAGACGAGGATTCTGCCAGATCTTCAGGCAGACCTATTGCATTTACCACACTGGGGGATCATTCTGAGTGGCCATGGCGACGACGACAATCGAGGCCGGCACCCCAGTCATCATCACCGACGCCGAAGGCGTCGACCACGAAGCGACTGCGCTCACGGGCATCGAAGAGAAAGGCCACGCCTTCCCCCTCGTGTGGGTCAACCGACCCCTCGTCTCGGGCGACTTCGAACCCACGCCCTGGCCCGCCGACTCGGTCCGAGCAGCCGATGCCTGAACCAACGCCCACCCAACTGGCATCCCGCCAGATGGCCGAAGCGGTTTTCGCCGATCCCGAGCTCCGGGCCCACTTCGAGCTCGTGGCCAAGGAAACAGCTGGCCGCCTGCCCGTCCCCGACGACTTCTCCTGGCTCGACCCCAAAGCAGACCCGCGAATGGACCGACAAAGACCCGGTCAGGGTGATGCCAGCGCCACCGGATAGGACCAGCGTCTACGGCGACAACTGAATCGAGGGGGCAGGCGAACGATGACCGACACCCCTGACGGACCAGCATCCACCGACACCCCACCCCCACCCCACCGCCGCCGGCCTCGTACCCGCCACCAGGCCAACCCACAGCAGGAGCTCCGCGTCCGCGGCGACATCTCCAGCGGAGGCACCGTCTTCACGCTGTAAACAGCGCGACCCGGAGACAGACGACGGCCATCCGCGACCAATGCGCGCGATCAGGCCTGCCTGCCCTACACCAAGACACCAGGCCGGCCTGACGTGCAGTTCCTCAGCTGGTCCTCAGCTGGTCCTCAATCGAAGCCAGTTCGGCCCATCGGCCTCCATCCCCTACCATCGTGATTTGGCTGGTCAGCGACGGTTTTCCGGCCAAAGCCGCAGGTCACGAAATCGCCTGATTAAGTTGCGTGACGAATACAACCACGCTTTTTTCACGCCTCTGACCAGCACTTTCAGCTCTCGCCCGACTGGACTGGTCCTCAGCTGGTCCTCAGCTCGTCGAACTGCAGCTGTAGAGGATCAGCAACTGCGCCAGGTTGAGCATGCCCTCGTACACCGCGATCGCGCTCTTGACGGCGTCCGAGATCGCTACACCCTCTTCCGAGGTGAACTGCGGAAGAGCCAAGAACGGGTCGGTCATCCGAACGCGCCGCGCCGTCGATTTGATCACGTCGAGCAACTCGCTGAAGCCGATCTCGACGGGGACGACCATGCCGTCGACGTCGGTGCCCCATCGGACGTGCTCGCCGTCCCAGAAGATGACCTCGACCATCCACGGCACGCCGCGCACGCCCGCCGCGTGGCACAGATCGGCCTGTCGTGCGGCGTGCTCGACCATGCGACCCCACGTGTCATCGTCGTCGAAGGTGATGCGCACGGAGTCGACCAGCGCTCCGCCGACGTAGACGCGGAAGTCGACGTGCTCTAGGTCCGTCATCGCGCCACCTCGGCTTCATCCGAAGCCGGCGGCGCGAGAACGCGGTCCAACACCGCGGCGGGGACCTCGCGGTCATCGCGCAACCAGTGCGCGTACGTCCGGGTCACCGTTGGCACTGCGTCGCCGAGATACCCGGCAACCGCCGTGATCGGCGCGCCCTCCGCCAACAGGTTCGACGCGCAGAAGTGACGCAGCGCGTGGAACTTGAACCGATCCGGCGCGAAGCCGGCCGCCACCAGCGCCGGCCGCCACCCGATCCGGTAGAAGGTGTTCGCCCACATCGACTCACCAGTCCGTTCCCCGGTGAACAGCAACCCCGACCCGGCCACATCACGCAGGTGACGGCGCAGCTCGACCGCAACGATCCCCGGGACCGCGATCGTCCGGACCTTCTCGTTCTTCGTCGACTCCGCCAGCACGCGCTCGGACTCCACCCGTTTCAGCTGCCGGTCGATGGTGACCTGCCGTGTCTCCAGCGTGACCCGGTCCGCGGTGAGCCCGAGGACTTCCCCGATGCGGAGCCCAGCGAGACCCAACGCCACCGCGGCACGGAACCGCGCCGGCGCGCCAGCGAGGATGGCCAACGCTTCGGACCGGGTCGGCACCTGTTCCGGACCCACGCTGCGACCGTCGCCGTTACGGGCCCGCGGCATCCGCAGGCCGACGGTCGGGTCGCGACCGATCCGCCCGTCGGCGTAAGCGGCCCGCATCACCGCCCGAGCAAACTCCATCGTCGTCACGACCGTGGACCGCTTGTGACGCTCGCCCAGCGTCTTCTGGCAGTGCTGCAACCTCAGCCGATCGACTGCACCCACCGGCACGTCCCCCAAAACGCCGACGAGTCGTTTGCGACACACCTCCCACGACGACCAGGTGCCCCACTCCCAATCCTGGACGGCCGCCCACTCATCCGCGTAGTCCACCCACCGTTGCCGCTCGAGCGACGGGTCGATGTACGTGCCCCGCACCAAGTCCGCCTCCACCACTGCCCCGAACCGCTGCGCGTCCGTCTTCCGGGCGAAGTGCCGCGTCTTCTGAGGTCCCCCCGGATACTCCCGCCACCGCACCCGCCACGGCTTGTCCTTACGATTCGGTCGCCTGTCGATGCTTGCCATGTCCTGCAGAGTAGGACTCTATGAACCTGTTTTGCGAGGACGTCCTCTTCGAAGTCCCGGGTTTCAGCCGACAAGCTCGGATCGCCGTCGGCCCACTCCGGGAAGGACTCGGGCCACTCGATGAGCCGCGCTGACGCCAATAACGCGCCGACCTTGATCTCGAGGGCGTATGCGATGCGCTCCAGAGTCGACCAGTCCGGGAACCGTTCGCCCCGCTCGTAACGGCCCCACTGGGACTGTTCCATGCTCGCGCGGCTACCCGCCACGCCCTGCGAAATGTGGATCTCGACGCGTCGACGCCGGATCGCGTCGCCCAACGCCTTCGCCGGAGGACCCGCCGCCTCTTGCCCCTCGGTCTCAGACAACAGCCTGCCGTCCTCACCACACACCTACAGGACGCCAGGAACCTATTTCGATCAGAGGGGTAGCAGCCAGACGCGCAAAGTTCTAGGTTCACAGCGGCCTGATATCGGAGGTTCGTCCGATGAGCAAGACGACTGTGCTGCCGCTCGAGCCCGATCTGCCGGAGTGGGGTCGACGACTGACCCGCTACCGAAAGGAGCAGGACCTGTCGCAGGTTGAGCTCGCCGAACGGTTGGCGCGCGCGACCGGTCAGAAACTCGACCAGTCCTACGTATCGAAGATCGAGCGAGGTGTTCGCCCACCAACCGACGCGCAGAAAACCGCATTGGCTCGCATCCTCAAGACAACGGTCTGGCTGCTCTTCCCATACCCGGATGACCTGCGGTGACGGGCGACCCCGACGATCGGTTGTTGACGACCGATGAGGTGGCGGCGTTCTTGGATGTCGCCCCGGCGACGGTGAAGGACTGGCGGGCTCGCCGATTGCCGGGCCCGCGGTTCGTGAAGGTCGGCAACGCGGTCCGGTATCGCCCGTCCGATGTCGCGGCGTGGGTCGAATCCAACGTGCAGGAGTCCGCGCCACCGCGGTTGGCGCCGTTGCCGCGGCGTGGCCGTCGTCGGGCGTCGTGAGTTCGCCAGCGAGAGCAGCGGCCGCGGTAGCGCGGGAGGTCGGTTCGGGGCCGCGTTTCACGGCGACGCGGTCGGGCCGGGGGCGGTCGTACGCGATTGATGGGCGGCCGGTTCCGGGTGTGACGACGGTGTTGGATCAGGGGTTCCCGAAGCCGGGGCTGGTGCAGTGGGCCGCGGATGAGACGGCCCGGTATGCGCTCGAGCATTTGGATCAGGTCGACAAGTTGGGCCGGTTCAAGACGTATGACCGGTGGCGGAAGGGCCGGTTCGAGACGACGGATCGGGCCAAGGCGTTCGGTAGTGACGTGCATCGGATGGCGGAGACGTTGGCGGCGGGCGGCGAGGTCGACGTTCCCGCGGACGCGGTGGGTCATGTCGATGCGTGTCTGCGGTTCTTGGACGTCGAGGAGGTTCAGGTTCTTCGGTCCGAGCAGCTGGTGGCGTCGGCCGTGTACTGGTATGCGGGCCGGTTCGATCTGTTGGCGGACACGAAGCGTGGGCGGGCGTTGATCGATTACAAGACGGGGAACTCGGCGCCGTATCACGAGGCGGCGTTGCAGTTGGCGGCGTACCGGTATGCGGAGTGGTGGGCGGGCGAGGATGGGTCGACGGTGTCGGCGCCGGACCCGGACGAGATCGATCTGTGCGCGGTGGTGTGGTTACGGCCGGACCGGTACGAGTTGATCCCGGTCGACACGACGCCGGCGACGTTCCGGGCGTTCCTGTACGTGGCGGAGGTCGCGAAGGTCACGCGCGCCGACCGGTCGGCGTACGTCGGGGACCCGCTGTGACCGACCTAGCGGTCTACGAGTCCAACGGTGCCGCCACTGGCCCCGGGTGGGTCGAGATGCTCGAACCGGCGTGGCAACTCGCCCGACGGCTGGAGCGGGCCAAGGAGTTCGTTCCCGACGCGTTCGTGAACCGGGCCGAAGCGATCATGTCCGCCATCCTCACCGGCGCCGAGTTGGGCCGGGGACCGATGTGGTCGCTGCGGTCGATGCATGTCATCAACGGCCGGGTCGGACTGTCGGCGGAGGCGATGCGGGCGCTGGTGTTGGCCGCCGGTCACGAGCTGTCCTTCACCGAGCTCGAAGACGACCGGGTCACAGCCACCGGCCGCCGCAAAGGGTCGGACGCGTCGACGTCGGTCACGTGGACGATCCGCCAGGCGGAGAAGGCCGGCCTGTTGAGGAACCAGGTGTGGAAGTCGTACCCGAGGGCCATGTTGACGGCCCGGGCGACAACGGAGCTGTGCCGGCTGATCTTCGCTGACGTGGTCGCCGGTATCGCGACCGACGAGGAGCTCGCCGACGGCTACCCGCTGGAGGCGAAACCCGAGCAGGGGTTGGAGCCTGTGCGACGATCGCGGGGCCTCCCGTCGTCGCCTCCTCGGCAACTGGAGGTCAACCCCCCGGGGGCGGTGCCGGCCGATGGTTCTCCCATTGACGGGTCGGCGCCGCCCCTGCCCGGCGAGGCGGGCTACGACCTCGCCGACGAACCGGCCGGCAAACCGCGCGAGGAAGAGCCGCTCCCGCTGGGTTCCGGCACCGACGACCAGGCCGACACCGACACCGTCAGCGAGGAACGGGATGGATCCGAGCTGGAACGGCGCCGCATCTTCGCCGCGGCACGCGACGCGTTCCCCAACATGCCCCAACGCGAACGGGAAACGTTCCGCCACGCCCTCACCGCGCTCGTCACCCGCGAACGGGCCGACGGGCCCACCATCCACTTCGGCGACCTCACCGACGTCGAGCGAATCCACCTGTCCAACCGCCTCGTCGAGATCCGCACCGGCGCCGTTCTCGCCGCCGTCGAACCGGACGGAACCATCGTGTTCTCCAGCCCCAGCCGTAACGCCATCGTCACCCCGCCCGCGACCGACACCGACCGCTGGTCGGTCCGGACCGAGAACCGGTGACCCGTAGTCGGCGGCCGGCGTGTGCCGCCTACTACCGGGGCTGGTGGCCAGTCAACGTGGTCTGCCAGTGCGGATGGATCAGCGAGAGGCACCGATCGAGAGGAGAAGCTCGACGAGCGTGGGAACGTCACATGCACCGCGAAGACCGCGCCGTTGCTGGCCTGAGTGGCCATCGGCGCGGCACGTGAACCGGCCCGACGGTCGCGTGTTCGCCGCTCAGGCTGTCGAAGCCGACTTGAGTGGGATCGCGCGCGCGGTTTACCGGGTCCTGGACGACCATCTGGACCGTAACCGGACCTCGAGGCCGGGGGTCCCGACGCTGGCTGCGGACACTGGGTTCGGGAAGACCGCGGTTCGTTACGCGTTGCGCGAGCTCGAGGGCGCTGGCTTCGTCGAGCGGTGGGAACAGGACGGCAAACCGGCCATCTTTTGGCTGCCGGAACTGCCCGTCACTTTATCCACAGCCCCACCGCCTAACGCTGGGGCGAACACTCGTACCCCACCGCCAGACCCCTCCAACCCCACCGCCAGACCCCTCCAACCCCACCGCCAGGCGGTGCCAAAAGCAATTGAAAGCGTTAGAAAGCGGCGCGCGCGGGAGTTTTCGTCATCCACAGGCGGCGCCGCCGCGTCGCCCCAGGGGGCGGCGGCGCCCTCGACGGAGCCGTGCCTGCGATGCGCGGATCCCGACGTCGGCGAAGACGGAGTCGTCCGCTGCCCCGACTGCGGGCGCGGTTGGATCGCCCCCCCAGTGGAAGCCGACGACACGTGAGCGTTCGGTCCATCCCCGGCGCGGGCTCGACCTCACTGCCTCTCGGCGGCGCCGCCGAAGCCGACGGCATCGCCGCCGACGACTCGCAGCAGCGCCAATCCGAACCTCACGGCTCCCGACAGGTCGACATCAACCTCGCGGGCGTGACCGGAGCGCGCGCCGTACTGAAGCAAGCCCGCCGGGTAGATCTCGGGGCCGGCGATGGGTGACCTGGACCCGCGTCCGTTAGCCAGCGTGGAAAACGGGACACCCCCGCCGGCCTCGAACCGTGACGCCAGCCGGCTGGAGGCGTCCGCCGTTTGCCTCGACTGCGCCCGCCGGAACCTCGAACGTCTCGACGTCGAATTGCACTGGGAGCTTCCGCTCCTCGATCTCCTCGACGCCGTGGCGGACTATCTGCGTTCTGAGGCGACGGCACGCAGGACTGCGCCCGGACCGACTGAACCGGGCACCGGGCCCTGAGATGCCGCTCCCTGACAATGCGCTCTACCGGGTGACGATGCTGGTCTGCGCTCTGTGCATCCAGGGCCTCGGCGATGAATGCCACGAGCCCGGGTGCGCGTTCTGGCTGAGTCACCCACCCGACATAGCCCACTACACGATCGAGCGCATGGAAAGCCTGCCGCGGTGCCCTGCGCTCGAAGCGGCCGCAGACGAAGCGTTGCTCGGGTTGGCGTCGACCAGCGAGCTGCTCGAGGAGTTCGAGGCCCAGAGATCGACGTCCGCAACGCCGCGTCCGCCGAGCAGCTCGAGTATCGGACGGTCGAGCAGTGACAAGGGCTTGCTGTGATCGGAAACCAACCATGTTCGTTTCGCCGACGCGCGAAGCGACAGCACCGGAGGTGACCTGATGGGACTGACACCGTTTGAGGGACGGGACGTGATCGCGACGAAGGTGGCGATCACTCGCGCTGGTGACGGCCTGTCGAAAGCGATGGAGATCGAACCCGACGAGCTCGACTTGGGCACGACGGTGGTCGTGGTCCTCGAGTGCTCGGTCGACAAGGTGCGGTTCGAGCCGGTGGCGGACACTGAGGCGTTGACACGGATCCACACGCTCAAGGCCGGGACGGCGACGATCGTGGAATCGAAAGTCGTGACGAAAGCGCTCGACGATCAGCGCCGCCGCATCGAGAAGGCGAAGGGCATCGAACGACTCCCGCTCAACGACGATCACGAGTGAGCACGAACACCGTGGTTGTGCCGATCGTTGCGGGTGTCGTGATAGCGGTGGTCGCGGTGGCGCTGACGGCCGCGGTGGACCGTTGGTACCTGAGTCGCAGGACACGACGCCGATGAGCGATGGCGCGCATCTGGCGGCGACGGTCACCGTCGCCATGACCGAGGCGGAGCTGCAAACCAGCGTCGTTGAGCTGGCCCGCTTGACCGGGTGGCGTTGCCTCCACGTGCGCCGCTCGATCGGCAAAGGACACCGGTGGCAGACGACCACATCGATCGTCGGATGGCCCGACCTGTTCCTGTGGAAGCCCGGCCGTTGCATCGCCGCCGAGCTGAAATCCGACGACGGTCGGGTCACAGGCGAGCAGGAGGAGGTTCTCGACTCGCTGGCGGCGGCCGGGATCGAGACCCACGTCTGGCGGCCCGCCGACCTCGATGACATCGCCCACCTCCTCGCTCGGAGGTCCTGACCGTTGATCGATCGACCCGTGACCGACGTGCAGGCGACAAACCCTTGCAAGGCTGATCTTGAGCGTCGCGAGCGCGCCAACAACGACTGCGCCCTCGTCGAGCGGATCGACAACCACACCGCCCACCCCGAAGCGTGCGGCGGCGGCGGTCACGGCCGTCACGGCATGAACCTGCGGTTCGTGCTCATCGGCCCCCATGGCGCGCGGTGCAGTGGGTCGTCAACATGACGAACTGGTACCCCGGCAACATCGACCGGATGGGCATCGTCGGTGCTACCGACGACGTGTCGCTCGTGCCCATTCCGCACCCGATGATCGGCGACGGTTGGGCCACCGACCTCGGCTACCACGCCCGCGTGCCACGCTACGGCGAACAGCAGCGCATGGACTGCGATTTCCTGCCGGACGGGTACTGCTACTACGAGGGCTCCGGGTTGGCCGCTGAGCCCGTCCTCGAGGCGTTCCTGTCGCACGGCCCGCACGCGGTGTGGGCGGCCCTGGGCAACTACTACGCCGAGGTGTTCTACACCGAGCTTCGGGCGCGATGAGACGCATCGCACCTGGGGTGTACGACGACGGCGCCGGCGTTATGCATCTCGACCTCGCCGAAATCCTCGAGGACAACGGCTTCGAGGACACGCCGGAGAACCGTGAGCGTCTCAGGAACGCGGCCCGGCGTCTGTTCGCCGATGCCGGCATCCCGGTGTCGGAGATCGACTGATGCCGCGCCCGCATCGAGTGACCACCGCGATCCGGTTCGACCCGCCGTTGCACGAAGCGTTGAAGGAGACCAGTGACGAGCTGATGGTCAGCTTGAACTGGCTCGTCTGCAAGCTGTGTGAAGAAGGCCTCGAACGCATCGATCTCACCAAGTTCTCGCTCGTGCGCCCCGGCAACGGCGAAGCCGTCCAGGCGCAGCCCGAATCGAGCGTGCAATGAGCAAGGAAGCGTGGACGCTGCTGACCGTCGCGACGATCCTGCTATTCGTCCTGCTCATGGTGAAGCTGTGAGCTCGCAGCGTCCGGTTATTAGCGCCCGCCCGGGTCACGTGCGGATTCTCGTCCTCGACGAGCACGGACGCCTGCTCCACCGGGTCAGCCCCGAATACGCCGGCGTCGCGCTCGCTCGGGGTGAGGTCGTGACTACCGAACAAGAAGGCGTCGTCCAGGTCGTGCCCGGGGGGTGGCGAGATCTCAACGGCACTACGCGCCGGCCCGCCCGGCGTAAACCGTGAAGGAGGGCATGTGACGGATTCGATCGTGACGGAACCGACCGATATGGGGGGATCGACGTGATCGAGATCGCGCACCAGTCCGACCCGATGGAACCCGACGACGACGGGTTCGTGACCGCTCGGTGCACGTGCGGGTGGACATGGGGACCATGCCCCGACCAAGAAGTCGTAACCGACGTCCTCATGGCCCACGCTGCCGAACGTGCCGCCGCCGAGGCGAACTCGTGACCGACGACAGCGGCACGGATGATGTGCAGCGCACTCAGGACCAGCCGCACAGTCGGCTCACGCGCATCTGCGACGACATGACCAAAGCGTTCGACGCGCACCCTGAACACCGCGACGGCGACAAGTGCATCGTGTTCCTCGACGACGGCCGTCGAGGTGGACTGGTCCTGCACGGCTACGGCGGCGACGACTGGGAAGCGATCACGGACCTGTTCGTGCACCTGCGGGCGATGTTCCGCGCCAACGGCAAGGACCTGCAGTTCGTCGCCGTACCCGACGACGCCAGCTCGCTCACGGAGGAACCATGACGCAGTGCTCGCGTTGCGGCCAAGCCCTCGGACCGTTGGGTGACCCGCAATACATGCGCGCCGCCGCCGGCGAGCTCGGACCCGGCACGTGACCGTCACTGGGCGAGCCCGTTGCACCGGAGTTGCCGCGTCTTGGTGCCCCGTCCACGGCGACTGCACGTGCCCAGAGGACAGCGACGGCTGCAGGGACTTCAACGACCCGGAGTGCCCACTCCACTCACCGCGGAGTCTCCACGCAGAATGACCGAGACCGACGGCCTCTGGGTCCGCTCAGATGTCGCGCCTGACGGCAACTACATTGCGGTCGTCGAGTTCAGCGATGACGAGAGCCGTGCCCTCGACCGGACTGCTGCGATCCGGTACGCCACCACGGTGCTCGCCGCGGTAGCAGCCGCCGAATACGACGCCGCCGTCGTCCATCAAATGACGTCGATCGGCATGGGACTCGACGTCGTCGGCCAAGTGCTCACCGACCTGCGACACAAGCGCCCGTCGATCGACGACGAGGCAACGTGGCCGATCGTGTTCCAACCGGGCGTGTCGCACCGCGACGGACGCGGGTTCCTCACGCTCGTCAAGCGCAGCGAACCCGTCGGGCAGCTCGAGCTTGACGCGGCACGCTCGCATGCTCTGCACGTGCTCGAGGTGATCCAGGTCGCCGAGCTCGACCGCATCTACCACCGGTTGCTCACCAAGCTCATCGGTGTCGACGACCAGCGAGCACGCGCCGTCGTCGCAGACCTCGGCGAGCACCGTGCCTGACTCGCTGACCTGCCCGCGGTGTGGACGCACCACGTACCACCCCGTGGACATTCGCGAGGGCTACTGCACCGCCTGCCATGACTGGACCAGCCCGCCGTCGAAGGACTGGCCAGCGCCGTCGTTCGAGAACACCACCAGCCTCGACTACTGGAAGCGCATCCGGCCGAGGTGACCGAGCCGCAGATGTGTGACCGGAAAGCTGAGGTCTGTCCGCGGTGCTCGTACTTCGCTCGCTATCAGGTGGCGTGTTCGGACCCTGATGGCCTGCTCACTCCGCTGGTCGAGGGTTCGCCTGATGCCGACTGACCCGCCGCCGCAGTCGGCCGAGTCCGCCGCCCGGAACCTCGACGAAGCGATCCGCCTACTCCTAGCCGTCGAGGACGACTACGCCGGCGAGCTGATCACAGACTGGCTGGTCGTGTACGCCGCCGTGCTTCCGGACTCGGACGACCGCATGGTGTACGGGCTCGCCTTCCCGAGCGGCCACTTGCAGAACCATCGGGCGCTGGGACTGCTCGACGTCGCTCGGCGCCGGATCGAGGAGGACAGCGCATGAGCGTCGCGCGCGCGCACCGAGCGTGTGCGCCGAACCAGGCTGCCCCCACCCAGCCGTCGGCGGGTCAGGACCGTCGCGTCGTGGATGCGATCGCAACCATCGACCGCGTACTTCGCGGGAGTTCTCCGGATGGCGACTGACCCGCACGACCACCGGTGGGGCGATGCCCGCTCGGTCGCGCCACGCACCGCTCGAATGTGCATGGTGGAGGGCTGCACCCAGTGGGCTGTGGCTTGGCGTAAGAAGTGGCGCCCGCCGAGGGCCGCCGAGTCGGTGTCGCTTCTCGCCAGGGTGATCGAGGACCTAGCGATCTACGACGCCATGCGGATCATGCACGGACCCGAAAAAGGAGCGCGGTGGGCGCGGCGGGTGCGGGGCTACGACCGTGGCTGACCTGCCGTCCTTCGTCACGCTCCCTCACTTCACCGTCGAAGAGGCCGAAGCGATCCGGGATGCCATCGAGAATGCCGTCATCGCCACCGAGAGCATGCTCACGGTCGCCACAGCCCCCGAGAATCGTGCTGTCCTGGCCGAGCGGCTGATGCTGCTGTGGAGCGTGCGCATCGCCTTCGCCGAGGCCGTCCCCAACCACCCGAGCCAGACGTGAGCTCACCGACAAAGGGTGACGACCTTTGCGGGACGTGCGGCCACCCGATGGCATGGCACATCTACCACGAGGGCGCATGCCGCGGCGGGTTCGTCTGCGCGTCGGCGTGCACGGAATACACGTCGCCACCGACAGACGGTGATGACAGATGAGCGACTGGGTGTTGTTGATTGCGCTCGGCTGCTCCGTCTTCGTGAACGTGATGCTCTACCGGTGGGCTGATGAGGCCACAACGACAGCACTCACGTACATGAGGAAGTACGCCGCCCTGTTGGAGCGAGAAGACCACCCATGACCCGCCACCCGAAGCGGCTCTCCCCGAAGCGTCAGGCACTGGTCGACCAGTTCGTGGCCGTGCTCCGCGACGCCGAAGGCTTCCCGCTATCCACCGGCCAGATCGCCGGCGCTCTCGGCGACCGGCTCGTGTCGTACCACCGGAACCAACGGCCCGACCGGCCAGCGTGCTGGCCCGACGACGTCAAGGACCCAGGCGTGACAGGGCGCGCCTTGTGCTGCCGGTGCCACTGCTACCACCGCGAGCCGGTGTGGCGCCCCTACCACGCCGAGGATGTCCGCCCGCTGCTCCACGGCCTCGCTCGAAACGGCGCCATCGAGAAGGTCACCGTCGAGAGCCACCGGCAGTTCTACTGGCGCCGGGACGACACCGATAGCTGACATGGGCGGTCCATGACTTCGCGTCGCGTGCGCGCACCGAGCGTGTGCGCCGAGCCGGGCTGCCCCCAGCCAGCCGTCGACCGGGGCCGCTGCGCCCTCCACGCCCGAGCCCGAGCCGACCGCTGGGCCACAGGCCAGCACGGCCGCGCCATGCCCGCCCGCTGGCAATCAACCCGAGCCCGCATCCTCCGACGAGACCCCATCTGCCGCATCGCCGGACCCGGCTGCACCATCCGCAGCACCGAAGTCGACCACATCACGCGAGGCGCCGGCGACCACGACGCCAACCTCCAAGGCGTCTGCCACGCCTGCCATCAAGCCAAGACCCAAGCCGAAGCCGCCGCTGCCCGGCGCCGCTAGCCGCCGGCCATCAACGTCTTCTGCGCCCGCTCCGCCGTGGCCTTGTTGGTACGGAACCCCACCACCCCGGTCGGCGTCCCGAACGCGAGCTGCACGCCCCGCCCCGCGTTCGAGTACGTGACCGACGTGATCTGCGACCGGGGCAGCATCTCGGCCCGTTTCCCGAAACGGATCCACCGCCACGCCAACGCCGCCAACCCGACCGTGAAGACGACCAGCGTCCACGTCAACCAGTTCGCATACCGCTGCTGGTACTGCACACCACCGGGGCCGACCGTCACCCGGTCACTGCCCTGACCGAACCCGATCGGCTTGAACGTGAACGTCCCGTCATCCGCCGGGGCCGACTCGCTCGACGACGTCTCGCCGGGCGGCACACCGCCGGCCGACGATGGTGGAGTGGGATACTCGCTCATGGGCGCCTCCGCTCACTCGGAGAGTTGCCGACGCGGCGGGGACCGGCTGGCTCCCGGTGCCCGTCGCGACCGGGAGCGTACGCTCTGGGCTGCAATGCCACCGAACGAACCGCTTGTCGTACAGGTCGACCGAACCCAGGTCGACGAGTGGGTGAGCGACATCCGACTGCTGCTGAGCCGCATCGGCTTCGCACTCGACGCCTACTTGGCCGACGACCATGCCGACGAACCCCTACCGCGACCCTGACCAGGTCCACGCTCTGATGGGGGGCCGTCGATTCGCCGCGGGTCCCCCCTGGGGTAGGACCCCTTGTTGCGCGTCGTCCACCAGCGGGCCGCACTGCTGCTCGCTGTGTGTACGGGTCACCGGCTTTCGTGCTCTGATTCGGGCTGATGCCCGGTAGGGGTCCATCACCGAAGCCCGATGGCGAACGCCGGCGGGCCAATGTGCCGACGTTCGGGTGGACGGTGTTGGCGCCCAAGCCGCGGGTGAAGATGCCGGCGCTGCCGACTGGGAAGTGGAGCGCGGAGACCCGACAGTGGTGGCGTGTGTTGTGGCGGCGGCCGCAGGCGGTGATGTGGGATCCGACGGGGTTGTCGTTGCGGACAGCAGCGCGGTTGTACGAGGCGATCGTGCGGGGTGAGAGCGCGTTGGCGCCGCTGTCGGCCGAGTTGCGACAGATCGAGGACCGGCACGGGCTGAATCCTCGGGCGATGCTGCAGCTGCGGTGGCGGATCGCTGACCCCGGTGATCTCGAGGGGGTGGCAGCGGGACCGGACTCCACGCCGGGTGCTGGGGAATCGTCTCTGCCCGCCGCTCGCCGGCGACGGTTGCTGCGGGAGGCGTCGTAAGGCGGTGGCGCAGCAGCCGACGTTGGGGTGGGCGGCGATCGAGTGGATCCACCGGTGGGTGCCGCACGGGCCCGGCGACGTGCAGGGCGAACCGTTCGACCTCGACGACGAGGAGTGCCGGCTGCTGTTGCGCATGTACGCGCTCGACGGGTCGGGGCGGCGGCTGTTCGACGAGGAGCTGTACTCGAGGGCGAAGGGTCGACGGAAGACGGATCTGGCGGGGGCGGTGATCTGCTTCGAGGCGTTGGGCCCGTGCCGGTTCGAGCGCTGGGGTCGGGGGCGCGCGCCGGTGGGCCGGCGGGTGACGTTCCCGTTCGTGCGGGTGTTGGCGACCGAGGAGGGCCAGGCGACCGAGACGGCGTACAACACGGCCCGCTTCCAGTTCGAGCACATCGCGGCGCGGCATTCGGGCGAGTACTCCGGTCTCGACATCGGCTTGACGCGCACGTTCCTGCCCGGTGGGGGCGAGGTGCGTCCGTCGGGCGCGAGCGCGGTGTCCAAGGACGGCGGCAAGGAAAGCTTCGTGCTGGCCGAAGAGACCCATCTGTACACGGCTCGGGTACTGCAGGACATGTACGCCACGGTGAAGCGGAACTTGACGAAGCGGCCGTTGGCGGAACCGCATCTGCTGCAGGTGTCGACGATGTACGGGCCGGGGCAGGGGTCGGTGGCGGAGTCGACGCATCTGGCGGGCGAGGCCGGCACCGGACGGCTGCTGGTCGATCACCGTCAGGGGCCAATGCCCGCGAACGTCGACGACGACGACGAGCTGCGCCGGGCGCTGCGAGCGTGCTACGGCGACGCGGCGACGTGGGTGGGGATCGATCGGATCATCGTCAACCAGTTCCGCGACCCTCGGGTCGAGTTCGCCGACGCGGTGCGCTACTACCTCAACCGGCCGGAGCGGGGCCAAGGCACATGGCTGGGTCCGGGCGAGTGGGACGCCCGCGCCGAGCCGTCGGTGGTGGTCGGCGACGGCGAGCCGATCACGCTCGGTTTCGACGGTGCCCGCACCCGCGACTCCACGGCGCTGCTCGCGTGCCATGTTCGGCTCGGGCATTGTTGGCCGGTGGCGGTGTGGGAGCAGCCGCCTGACGCCGTCGATGGGGAATGGGAGGTCCCGGCCGGCGAGGTCGACACGGCGGTGGCGAACACGATGGACCGCTACCGGGTGGTGCGCTTCTACGCCGACCCGCCGTGGTGGGAGACCCAGGTGGACACGTGGGCTGGCCAGTGGCCTGACCGGGTGTACCGCTTCCCGACGAACCGGTACCACCGGATGGTGTGGGCGGTCCGGGCAGTGGAGAACGCGATCCGGGCGGGTGAGCTCACCCACGACGGGTCCAGCGTCCTGGCCCGCCATGTCGCCAACGCGCGCCGCCGGCCGACGACGATCCGCGACCCGGAAACCGGCGGGACGATGCACGTCCTGGCCAAGGAACATCGCAGCTCGAGGTTGAAGATGGACGGCGCGGTGGCGTTGGTGTTGGCGTGGGAAGCGCGCCGTGACGCCATCGCCGCGGGCGCGCTGACGGCGCAGAACAATGACTACGAAGCGGCAGGTTTCTAGACCCCGAAGGTGGTGCGACGTATGGGCGAGCTGAGCCTGCAGGAGTGGCGGGAACGAGCAGCCAACAAGCTCGACAAGCAGGCGGCCCGGGCGCTGCTGTACCAGCACTACTACGACGGCGAGCACGCCATCACTGCGCTGCTGAACACCGAAGAGCGCCAGACGTTCCGCAAGTTCCTGCGGGAGTCGAAAGCGAACTGGTGCGAGCTCGTCGTCAACGCCGTCGCGGAACGGCTGCAAGTGGTTGGGTTCCGGTTCGGTGCTGACAGCGGCGAACGGGCCTGGACGATCTGGCAGGCGTCGAGCATGGACGCCGACGGCGAGCTCGCGCAGACCGACGCGCTGGTGTGCTCGTCGTCGTTCGTGCTGGTGCAGCCCGAGGACACGAACCCGACGGGCGTGGAGATCACCGGCGAGTCACCGTTCGAGGCGACCGTGCTGTACGAGCCTGGCCGGAGGCGCCGGCGCACGGCCGGCTACAAGCGGTTCGCGGACGACGACGGCGCCACGGTCGAGGTGCTGATCCTCCCTGACGTGATCGCCACCTGGCAGCCCGGCGACCAACAACCCGACGTCGCCCCCAACCCGGCCCTGCAGGTCACCGACAGCGGGTTCGTGCCGCTCGTCGAGATCCGCCCGCAACCGCGCACGATCGGCGCGCCCCGTTCCGAGCTCGGCCCCGCCATCACGTTCCAGGACCGGATCAACACCACCATCTTCAACCGGATGGTCGCCACCGACTACGGCGCGTTCCGTCAGATCTGGGCGACCGGCGTGAAGATGGCCCGCAAGATCATCGCCACCGACGACGACGGGACACCGGTCACCGAGCTGGTCAAGCCGTATGACGTGGGCGCCAACCGGCTCCTGGCCAACGAGAACCCCGAGGGTCGGTTCGGGTCGTTCCCCGAGTCGACCCTGGCCGGCTACCTCAACTCGGTCGCCCAGGACGTCCAGCAGCTTGCCGCCGTCACCCAGACACCGCCGCACTACCTGTTGGGCGAGATGGTGAACCTGTCCGCCGACGCCATCAAGGCGGCTGAGACCGGCCTGGTGGCCAAGGTGTCGCGGCGGGCGCTGCACATCGGCGAGGCGTGGGAGGAGGTCATGCGGATCGCGCTCGGCTTCGTCGGTGACCCCGCCGCGGTTGACGTGGGCGCCGAGGTCATCTGGAAGGACTTCGAGACCCGCTCCGAAGGCCAGCGCGTCGATGCGCTGGTGAAGATGTCCACTCTCGGCGTGCCGACCGAGGTGCTGTGGCAACGGTGGGGGGCGACACCCCAGGAGATCGAACAGTGGAAGCAGATGCAGACCACCGCCACGGCGACGACGGCCGCCGCCCAAGCCGCCGCTCTCGGCGCTGCGGACCCGTTCGCCCAGCTGCTCGCCGGCGGCGCCGGTGGCAATAGCTGAGCAGGTAACCGGCCTCTACCGGGCCCGCCTGTCGACCGCTACCGCTGGGCTGCTGCTGCGCGTGCGCGCTCTGTGGGCCCAACAGTTCAATCCGTCCGACCCCAACGGTTCGCTCGCGATCATCGGAGCGGTCGTCGGGTCATGGACAACTGGCCTCCAGGCGGCCGCTGTCGACGAGACCACCACCTACCTCGCAGCCCTCGTCGCCGCCGGCACTGGCCAACCCCTCGCCCAGGTCGACCCGTTCGCCGCCCCGGCCGGCCTGGTCGGCTCGGCCGCGAACGGCACCACCGTCGTCGGGCTCACCGGCCAAGCGCCCGCCGTGTACTGGGCCCGGCGCGGCGTCGGCCAGTCCGAATCGATGGCGGCGGCCGCCAGCCTCGCGTGGCTCAACCGGGTGGCGTCGTCGGAGCCCTACCGGGCCGCGAACGAGACGACGGTACGCAACGCCGACGACGACGACCGGTTCACCGGTCGGGTCGTGCGGATCACCAGCGCCGGTGCTTGCCCGTTCTGTGTGGCGATCGCCGACCGTGGCTACATCCCCGCCCACGCCGGGTTCGCCGCCCACGCGAACTGCCGCTGCACGCCCGCTCCGGAGATCTCATCCCATGTCCGGTCGCGGGCGGGGATCCGCCGCGGCCGTCAGGCCCGCGCCGGCCAACCGCTCCCCCCGAGCCGCGCCACCGGGGCAGCACGACCGGCAGGATCGTCAGCGGCGGACACCGTGCCGTTCACGGGGTTCGATCAAGGCGCGCCCAAACAGCGAGCCCACGAGGTCCGATCGATCATCGCCGACAACCTCACCGGCATCCGCTCCGACGTCGCCGGGCGGCTCTCCGAAGTCCGCATCGCGTCCCCGTCGAAGTACCCGCGCGACAAGCGGGTGTCCAACCGGGCGCTCGCCTGGTTCACCCCGGCCTACAACGACATGACCATCCGCCAGTCGACCTTCGCGCCCAAGGCCAACGACGCTGTCGCCCAAGCCCAACGGGCGTCGCGCAGCGGCACTCTGACCCACTTCGTTCCGAACGCCGAACCGGAATCCGGTCTTCAGTACGTCGTCACCCACGAGATGGGCCACTTTCTTGACCACCAGCTCACCGCCCAACAACGCATCGAGCTCTACCGTGTCGCCGAGGACGTCGCTGCCGCCGGCGACTGGAAGGCCCGGCAACCGGCCACAGACCGCTTCGCGTCCGCCGCCCGACAGATCAGCGGCTACGCAACGACCAACCGCAACGAGGCCATCGCCGAAGCGTGGGCCGAATACAAGCTCGCCCCCAACCCTCGCCCCGTCGCGAAGGCCATCGGCGATACCCTCATGCGGTTCCTCTCATGACTGAACCAGCGCTCAGGCCAACCGACCGCACCGGCGGCGAGATCCACGTCCCCAACCTGTGCGACGCATGCGCTCGGCTCATCGACCCCACGGGCGAAACCCCGACGTGCACGTCGTTCCCCGACGGGATCCCCGAGGACATCATCCTGTGGGGCGAATCCCACCTCACTTCGATCGCCGGCGAGGACCCGTTCGAGCTCGACCCCGCCAAGCGCGACCTGTTCGAGCAGTGGCGCAACTACCACGACGCCGGGCTGTCGTGAGCGACCAGCAGGGCTCGGCCGACGACGGGCAGGACGACCAGGGCGGGCAGTCGGACAAGCCCGACAAGCCCGACGACAAGAGTGACGCCAAGTCCGGCGACGGGACGGGCAAGGAGACCAAGGAGTCGGTTGATCAGCTGCAGGCCGCGCTCGGCGATGAGCGCAAGCTGCGCCGTGAGTTGCAGTCGAAGCTCGACAAGCTCGAGCGGGAACACATGACCGAGACGGACAAGGCGATCGCCGAGGCGAAGGAGGCAGGCCGCAACGAGGCCATCCTCACCGCCGGGAAACGATTGGCGGCCGCCGAGTTCCGTGCCGCCGCGGCCGGCAAGATCACCGACCCCAGCGCCGCGCTCGAGGTCCTCGATCTGGGCAAGTTCGTCGGGGACGACGGCGAACCGGACACCAAGGCAATCACCGGGCTCGTCGAGCGTCTCGCCGCGGCGTTGCCGCCACCGCCCCCCGGGAAGGTGCCGCCCGGGGCGCGCACCGCGGACCCTGACACCGACTTCATCCGCGCCGCGGCAGGTCACGCCTAACAAATTTCAGAAATTTGTTGCGGCGGCGGATGCTTGCCCTGCGGGTGTCGGCGGTCGCATACTGACGCTCGACCGGGGTGCGGCGTGATGCGGCCCCGGGAGACAACCCGTCGAGGTTGAGCCGAAGGGGAGTGAGTCCCCAGCCCGCCGGGGGTGCGGCGTGATGCGACCCCAAGCGTGGTGGCAACCCCATGGTTCCCATCGCTCTTGGAGGTGGTCGTGCCGTCGATCGACGCATCCGGTCTCATTCCCGTCACCCAGTCCGCCCAACTGGTGTCCGCCGCGGTCACTCAGTCCGCCGTCCTGACCCTGGCCCGGCGCCAGCCGATGCCGACCGGCGCGGCGTCGGTGCCGATCCTGGGGGCGCTCCCCGACGCCGGGTTCATCGGCGCCGGCGCCCGCAAGCCGTGGACCGACATGGGATTCTCCAACCCGGTGCTGAAGGCCGAGGAGGTCGGCGCCACCGTCAGCATCCCGCAGGCGTACCTGGACGACTCCGGCATCAACCTATGGGACGCGGTCCGTCCCGAGCTCGGCGCCGCCATCGGCCGAGCTATCGACAACGCCGTGCTGTTCGGGGTCGGCGCGCCGGCGTCGTTCCCGGCCGGCGGGATCGTCGCCGGTCTCACCCCCGTCGCGGCCGGCACCGACGCGGTCGCCACCGTCAACGCCGCCATGGCCGAAGTAGAAGCGTCCGGGCTGCCGGTCACCGGTCACGCCGCCGACCTCGTCGTCAAGTCAGTGCTGCGAGGCGTACGCGACGCCAACGGGGCGCTCCTGTTGGGCTTCGATCAGGTCAACAACGTCAACGTGCCGACCTTGTACGGCGTCCCGATCGTGTGGCAGCTCCTCGATGACGACGTGATCGACTTCATCACCGGCGACTGGACGAAGCTGATCATCGGGGTCCGCCAGGACATCCGCTACGACCTGTCCAACGACGGTGTCATCGCCGATTCCGCCGGCAAGGTCATCGTGTCCGCCTTCCAGGACGACCAGGTGCTGATGCGGGTGTACATGCGGCTCGGGTGCGTGCTCGCCAAGCCGGTCGGACCGCGAGGCCCGACCCAGCCGTTCGCCGTCGCCGACCTCGCTCCGGAGGTGGCACCAGCCGCGGCACCGGCCAAGGCAGCCGCCAAGTCGACGGCCTGACCCCTGCATGTCGAACGGCACGACCGACCCGCTGTGGGTGGCGTGGGCGCCGCCCCTCGACCCGCCCACCGCGGGCGGCGTGCCCTACGACGTGGCCGCCGGGATCGCGGCGTTGTACTGGCCCGACAACCCGCACCTGACCGCGGCCCTCCAGTGGGAGTACTACGCGGCCATGCTCCCGCCGACCCCGTCGGTGTCATCGGTGTCGACCGGAGTCCAGTCGGTGGCGTACAGCCCGGCGGCACCATCGGGCGACTACGGCACCGCGCTCAGCCGAGCGGCGTGGCACCGCTCCTTCGTCGACGGCGAGCTCGTCTCGGTTCCGCTCGTGGTCGCCGGCGACATTCGCTGCGGGCCATTGGCCGACATGAGCTGGTGGATCGACCCGTGAGTCTCCTCCTCGGTGCCGACGACGTCGTCCTGTACCCGCCGTCGGCCGACGTCGACGAGCACGGGTGGCGGCTCCCCGACCTCGACACCCCGTACTGGTCGGGAATCGGGAACCTCCAGCTGGGTCCCGGGCTCAGCAACCCGCAGGCCGCGTCCGGCGGTGGGCGAGGTCCCTACGGGCCCGCCCGAGACCAGCTCGGTTCGCTGTTCGTCCCCGCCGACGTCGTCCTGCTCGAGGGATCAACCGCGGAGGTGCGGGGCCGCCGCTACGTCCTGTCCCAGGTGCGGCTCGTCGCCGACCCGGTCGGCGGCGTCGCCGGCGAACTGACGTGCTGGGCCGCGACCGCGACCAGCGTCGACACTTGGCCCGACGGCGGCACCCCAACGGCGTATCAAGATACGAAGAACGCCCGATGAGCGCTGTCTCCGGGTCGTCGGAGTACCGGGTGCTCGACTCGACGCTGCCCCGCCAGGCCACCGACGCGGTCGTGGCCCGAGTCGCGAACGGGATCCGCGACGCCGTCATGTCCCAGCAACCGCACCGCACCGGCGCACTCGCCGGGGGCTGGCACGTCACCCGCCTCAACCCGTCCGTGTACCTCGTCGCCAATGACGTCCCCTACGGCCGCTACGTCGAATACGGCACCCGGTCGATGCCGGCCCGTCCCGTGTTCGGACAGGTGATCGCCCAGGTTCGAGCGCAGGTGTCCCGGTGACCCTCGACGAGATGCTCGCGCTGCTACCCGACAACACGGCCGGGGACATCAGCCCGGCCGACCTCCGAGCCATCGTCACCGACCTCTACAACGCCGCTCACACAATCGGGTCTACGTCCACCTACGACTGGACCGACGATCAGACGCCCGCCGCCGGGAAAGTGTCACTCAATCAGGGCTGGCAGACGTTCTCGACCACCATGAACCTGTCGGAGAGGACAGCCGAGGGCGGGACGCTCTCGTTCACGGCCATCGACGCTGGGCCGATCCGGCTGATCTTCTACCCCGCCTCCGGCGGTCACTTGAAGCTCGACACGACGGGTCCGTCAACCGACCAGGGCGGCTTTCGCTCGGTGCCGATTCAGGTCATCGAGTTCGCTGGTGGGCCTCCGCCGAACAACGATCCGATGACCTCGCTGTTCATGGTGTTGGCGACATGAGCAGCCCCTTCGACCCCGGCTACTCGACCGGGTTCGGTCCGCTTCCCACGCCTCCGCCCCCGCCTCCGATGCCAGTCCCCGTGCCGGTGCAGCCTGACGTCGAGGCGTGGGTGTGGACCAACGTCAGCCAGCTCCACGGCGTGACCAGCTTCGCGTACACCGGTATCACCGACTGGCCCGGCTGGCAGACCCGAACCGGCATCCAGGTCGACTGCCGCGCTCGACGCAAGAAGGCGGCCCGAGACCTCGCCGAGCAGGTGCGCCGGATCGTCCTCGGCCTGCCCGACGTCCCCTGGGGCGACGGCCAGATCACCTACGCGTCCGTCACCGAAGGCCCCTTCTGGCTGCCCGACGACCCTGACGGCACGCCCCGCTACAGCGCCCGCTACGAGCTGCGGGTCCATCCCATCCGCCCCTGAGGCGGCATCCGACCCAGGAGGTCACCCAATGTCCACCACCCTCGACCCGAGCGAAATCCTGCTCGGTCTCAACAACGGCCCCGGCATCTACCTGGCCCCCGCCGGCACCGCCCCGCCCGATGACGTCACGACGGCGTGGGCCACGCCCTGGGAGCCGCTGGGCTACCTCAGCGACGACGGCGTGACGCTGGGGTCCTCGACCTCCAGCGACACCCTGACGCCGTGGCAATCCACCGCCCCCATCCGCACCGTCATCACCGGCAAGGAGTTGACGCTGCAATTCGTGATGTGGCAGACGAACGCCCAGTCGATGGCGCTGTGGTTCGACGTCACCAAGCCCGCCGACCCGACGCCGCCCGCGGCGCTGGAGTTTGACGTGCGCTCGGACCAGGGCGGCCAGCTCTACTCGGTCGGCCTCGACATCCAGGACCAGGGCCTGATCACGCGGGTCGTGTTCCCTCGTGCCCAGCTGTCTGACACCGGCGACGTCACCATCGCCCGCGGCTCGGCCATCGGCTGGGACGTGACCCTCTCGGCGCTGGACGACTCCGGGGTGCTGGCTCACATCATGCAGGGCACGGGCGGCGCAGGCTTGCTCGAAGCCCCCGTCGAAGCCCCCGTCGAAGAACCGGCGGCGTGATCGGTGGCCTTCGACCTGAAGGCCGCCACGGCGGCGGCCGAGACGGAGGCCGAACGCGCCCCGTTTGAGTTCGACTGGGGCCAGGAGCACTTCTCGATCGCGCCGATCGGCTCCTGGCCGCTGGCCATCGCCGCCGGGTTCGCCAAGCTGGCTGACCAGCCAGTGGAGGACATCGAACCCGCCCACGTCCTGGCCCTACTCGAGCAGATCATCGGAGCGGACTACGACCGCTTCACGAACACGGTCCCGCTGAGTGCCATGCCGGTGTTGATGACGGAGATAAGCAAGGCGCAGGCGGGCACCGACCTGCCGGGCTTATCGCCGCCGCCCGAGCGCGCTTCGACCCCGACGTAGAGGCGGCCATGCTCGCCGTCTACGGCGTGGACGTGCTCGATCCCGCCGTGAGCCTGCGACGGGTCCATGTCCTGGCGACCCGTTTGCCGCCAGGCTCCCTGCCCGCGGCCGACCACGCCGGAGCCTGGAGCACCGAGGCCCACCTGCTGGCCCGCCTCAACGACGCCATCGACGTGCTGACGTGGATCACGCTGCGGGTCAACGGATCGAAGGCGTCCAAGCCCAAGCCGATGACCCGGCCGGGCAAGGCTCGGGCGGCGGACCGACGACCGAAGTTGGCGTGGGGCGACCTCGCCTCCGCCCTCGGCAACGCTGGGGCCACCAGTGGCGGGTGACTACTCGGCCCTCCAGGTCCTTGTCACCGCCAACACGCGGGAGATGGCGGCGCAGATCGCCGGGGCAGCCAGCTCGGCCGGTGACAGCGCCGCCCGCTCCATCGGCGAGCGCCTGACCTCGGGCGTCACCGGCGCGGCCAAGGCGGTCGGCAACGTCATCGCCACCGGCTTCACCGTGGCGGCCGGCGCGGCGGCTGCCTTCACCGCTGCCACCGTGGCCAGCGGCAAGAGCTACAACACCTTGGTCCAGACCTCCACCGCGGCCATGAAGACCGTGCTCGGCTCACAGGAGGCGGCCAAGCAGATGATGGATGAGGTCTCGGCCTTCGCCAAGACCTCGCCCTTCCCTCGGCAAGCGTTCATCAGCGCCACCCAGGAGATGCTGGCCTTCGGCTTCGCCGCCAAGGACGTCGTGCCCACCCTGGGGGCGATCCAGGACGCGGTGGCCGCCGCCGGAGGCGGAGCGCAGCAGATCGGCGAGGTCGCCGACATCCTCTCGAAGGTCCAGAGCACCGGCAAGGTCACGGCCGAGACCCTGAACCAGCTCGGCTACCGAGGCATCGACGCCGCCAAGCTCATCGGGCAGGGCATGAACAAGACCGCCCAGCAGGTGCGCGACGACATCAGCTCCGGGGCGCTCGACGCCGGTACCGCCCTGACCACGCTCACCCAACAGATGGAGTCCACCTTCGGTGGGGCGGCGGCCAACGTGAAGAACACCTGGGCGGGGGCATCGGACCGGGTGAAGGGGGCCATGCGTGACATCGGCTCGGCCATCGTTGAGCCGTTCATCTCCAAGGGTGGCGGCGGCATGGCCCTGGAGTGGGCCAACGCCTTCGCCGACCTGCTGCGCAAGATCGAGCCGCTGGTCCTGCCCATCGTCAACTCCCTGACCACTCAGCTCGCTCCGATCCTGGGGGCGATCACGCCCATGTTCCAGCGCATCGGTGACGCCGTGTCGGCGTTCGGCGCTCGGGGCGGCGAGGGCATCAGCTCACTGATGGGCAACCTCCAGCAGCTCGCCCCCGCCCTCGGCGTCATCGGCGGCCTGCTGCTGAAGGTGGGCGGAGCCAACCTGGCCGGAGCCTTCGGGCCGCTCGGTCCCGCTATCCAGGCCGTGACCGGGGCGCTCGGTCCCTTCGGCGGCCTGCTCGCCTCGATGGTGCTGACCATGCCGCAGTTCCGGGACACCCTCGGCACCCTGCTCGGCACCTTGGGCCAGCTGGTCAACCCGATCATGGGCGTCGTCCAGGCCCTGACCGGGGCGCTGGTACCCGTGATCACCACGATCGTCTCCACCCTCGGTGGCGTGATCCAGACGATGATGCCGATGCTGACCAACCTGGCGGGGTCCATCGGCCAGGTGTTCACCGGCCTCGCGCCGATCCTGCAGTCGCTGGTCGGGACCATCGGCTCGGTCCTCCAAGCCCTGATGCCGGTCATCAACACCATCGTCGGCGTGCTCGGTGACGCCCTGGCCCAGCTCATGCCGCTGCTACTGCCCC